AATAAGCCAAAGCGTACTCCTGGTCATCCAAAGAAGTCCCATATTGTTGTAGCAAAAGTGGGCACAAAAGTTAAAACAATTCGTTTCGGCCAGCAAGGAGCTAAAACGGCAGGGAAGCCTAAGGCTGGAGAGAGTGAAGCAATGAAACGAAAGAGAGCCTCTTTCAAAGCCCGTCATCGAAAGAATATTGCAAAGGGCAAGATGTCGGCAGCATACTGGGCTGACAAGGTAAAATGGTAATGTTTGAGAAAGAAGTAGAAGAGCTTAATTCAACCTGGGCATATAAGTATGATCTTGACCAGTATGCCTCCAAAGATCATTGGAAGATTATGAAAGAGCATCCACATATTGGAGATTGTGAAGACTACGCTTTAACTCTTTTATGGTTAATCAGTGGTAAGTCTATGTGGAAGTTTTGGTGGAACCTTATTACTTTCAAAGCTCAGATTCGTAGAGTAATTACTCACACTGGCGGAGGACACGCAATTCTTCGTTACGGAGATCAATGGGCAGATAACTGGACTAAAAAGTTTGTACCTTGGTCGGAGATGGAAAAGCTCGGACACAAGAAATATAAGTGGTTCTACTGGCCACAAGATGTAGCTTTGAAACTTTTCTTGGCTAAGATTTCTAAAAAGAAATAAGGATTGCACATGGAAATGTTGTGGGATTTAGCTGTAAACTTTTGGCAATGGACTGTTTTTGGCGTTTTAGTACTAATTGGATTTATTTCTAATTTATTCGACGGACAAGGCAAGCACCGCGTAGGCTTTGAGTATGCAGAAATGCCACACATGAAGCCGTTGCCCATAGAAACAAAAGACAAAGGCTTTTTTAAAGCAATCTGGCATTGGCTGATGGGAGTTCGTCAGTGGGAAATCTGCGAGGATTTTCATTTTCAACTCAAAGGAAAATACTATATAGTGCCTAAAGGGTTTACTTTTGACGGCGCTTCAGTACCAAAGTTTTTAGCTATGTGGCTTTCTCCAACTGGAGTATTACTTATGGGCGGTCTTGTACACGACTACGCTTATAAGTATGCTACTTTAATGGACAAAGATGGAAATCATACAGGACGTATGACACAAAGTGACGCGGACAAGCTTTTCCGTGATATCTGTATTGAAGTGAATGGCTTCAAGCTGTTGAACTATCTTGCTTACTGGGCATTAGCAGCAGCAGGCTTTGTGGCTTGGAACGGCCATAAAAAGAGAGGAACTCATGTTGCGTAGAATCTTAGGAGAGCGTACTACTTGGGATGGTTTCGTAATTGTAGGTGTATGCGGAGCTGTTATACTTTTTGGAGGCTTAGCTAAATTAGCTGCCTGGGCTGGTCTTGCGTATGGAGCATGGACTATTTGGAAAGCAGAATGAGCGAACATCATCCAGCAGACATAAACGGTGACGGAGTAGTTACGGATGAAGAACTTAAAATGCATCTTGAGTTTAAAAGAAAAGAACTTGAAGATAAAGATGCACAACGAGATGCAATTAGAAAGATGGCATGGTTTTCGTTATTTGGCCTTCTTCTTTACCCATTTGGAATATTTTTAACTTCTATGTTTGGTTTAGAAAATGCGGCAAATTTAATTGCAGATATAGCACCAACATATTTTGCATCAATTGCAGTACTTGTTTCAGCTTTCTTTGCAGCAGACGCAGTAGGTAAAAAATGATCGCAATGTTAAAAATGCTTCCTCTTCTCGTAGTTATTGCGGGAGCAGGATATGGTTATCACAATGTAGTGGTTAATCAGAAAGAGGCAAAAATATCACGGCTAGAGGCGAATGCTGTAACTCTCAAAGAGAATGCAGCGCGTCTCGAAGCCGCGTTTGATGTAGAAAAACTTGCACGAGAAAAAGCAGAGAAAAATTTACAAACTCAGCTAAAAGCAGTAACAGAGTTAAGTGCAAAAAATAATGAGATGCAAGCAGAGATGGATGACTACTTATCTATTTTTAAACGTCATGATCTCACACGACTTGCTCGTGCAAAGCCGGGGTTGATTGAACCCAGAATTAATAACGGGACTGCACAAGTTTTTCGAGACATAGAAGAAGCTAGTAAGGAGATCGCAAATGCGGATTCTACTAATTAGTTTATTACTATTAGGAGGTTGCTCATGGATTCCTCGTCAGGAACCCTTACCTCCACCAGAACCAATTATTAAAACTGTAACGGAGTATAAAACTCTCGAAATTTATCAACCTCCGTTACCAAAAGAAATTGCTCTTCAAGACGTAGAGTTCTTTGTAGTTACAGAAAGAAACTGGGAAGAGCAAGTAAAGAGGCTTCAAAAACTTCAAGACGGTACTTATGTGTTGTTTGGTATTACGCCCCAAGACTATGAAAACATGGCGTATAATTTACAAGAATTGCGAAGGTATATAAGGCAGCAAAAAGAAATTATTATATATTATCGTCAAGCTACACAAGGTGATGAAGATACAGATTCAGAAGATTGGATAGAGAAAAATAAACAAGTTATATCTGATCAACAACCAGAGTAATCAACAATGGCTGTAGAAATTAGCAGAGCGGATATTATATCCGAGGAGTTTTTAGATTTACAATCTGAGGCACGCTTCTTAAAGCTCCCAGTAAGTGAGTATTTAGATTTATTGGGAGTCACTCCTTTACCTTCTCAGGTAGCTATAATAAATGCGATAAATAATAATAAATATCGTTTTGTCTGTGCAGCAGTAAGTCGTAGACAGGGCAAGACTTATATCGCAAACATAATCGGGCAGCTAGTGTCACTAGTTCCCGGGTCCAACATTCTAATTATGTCCCCCAACTACTCGCTGTCTCAGATTTCTTTTGACTTGCAGCGCAATCTCATAAAGCACTTTGATTTAGAAGTAGCAAAAGATAACGCAAAGGATAAAGTTATTGAGTTAACGAATGGGTCGACAGTTAGGATGGGCTCAGTAAACCAGGTTGATTCTTGTGTGGGAAGAAGTTACGACTTAATTATATTTGACGAAGCGGCGTTGGCAGACGGACGCGATGCGTTTAATGTTGCACTTCGTCCAACGTTGGATAAGGATAATTCTAAAGCTATCTTTATATCAACCCCTCGGGGCAGGAACAACTGGTTTGCAGAGTTTTTTGATAGAGGATTTAACAATGAATTTCCAGAGTGGTGCTCGATTCGAGCGACTTATAAAGATAATCCGCGCATGTCTGCTTTGGATATTGCGGAAGCTAAAAAAAGTATGTCCGACGCTGAGTTCCGTCAAGAATATGAAGCGGATTTCAATACTTACGAAGGTCAGATATGGAACTTCAAACACGAAGAGTGTGTCACCAACAATGAGGCATTGGATATCACTGGTATGGATGTATTTGCTGGCCTTGATGTCGGTTACCGTGATCCTACTGCTTTCTGCGTAATTGCTTATGATTGGGACAACGAGCAGTATCATGTACTTGCCGAATATCTTGATGCTGAAAAGACAACGGAACAACATGCCCTCAAAATTCAAGAATTTATTGATATCTACGATATTGATTACATTTACATTGATTCTGCTGCTCAGCAAACTCGATTTGACTTTGCACAAAATTACGACATCAGTACTATCAACGCTAAAAAATCCGTACTTGATGGAATTGCACATGTAGCCGGTATAGTAGATAACGATAAACTACTTGTAGATCAACGTTGCGGCGAAGTTTTGTCTTGTTTAGATCAGTACCAGTGGGATCCAAATCCAAACTTGGCTAAAGAAAAACCGAAGCACAATCGCGCGTCTCACATGGCTGATGCACTAAGGTATGCATTGTATTCATTTGAAACAAGTCAGACTGGGTTTTAATGAGACCTACAAAAAATAGTGTTTGACAATTTATGTTAAGGGAGCTATAATTCCAAATATGAAAAAGCTCAAAAGAGATCCGATAAAATATATTCGGGACAGAGCCAAATCAAAGTATGAAAAAGGATCGTCGTGTGAAATTTGTGGAGATACGGTCCAATTAGATTTTCACCATTTTTATACTCTTGCCCCTTTGCTGAGGGAATGGTTAAAGGAAAAACAAAAAGAACGCCCAGAACATTATACTGACGAATACATAGTTATCTGGCGGGACGAATTTATAGAAGATAAGTGGGCGGAGCTTTATAACGACACTGTTACTTTGTGCCACAAACATCATTTAGAGTTGCACAGACTTTACGGTAGAAATCCACCCTTAGTCACAGCAAAGAAGCAAATGCGCTGGGTAGAGATTCAAAGAGAAAAACATGGCATGGTATAACTTTTGGCAGAGCGAAAAAGCTGATATAGAGGAGAAACTAAATCCCGCTCAGCCCTACTATGACCATAAAACAGAGCCCTCTCGAGAAAAAGTAGTAAATTACGAGAGAGCCTATGAAGACCTCGAAATTGTTAATAGAGGCGTAAATTTAATTGTTGACGATGCATCGGAAATTCCTATCGCCGTCAGCGGACAAGTTCAAGGCATGTCTAGTGTCGTAAAAGGTATTAAGCGTTCACGAGTAGACCTTTTATTGAATAAAGAGCCGAACCCTTTTCAGGACATTAGCACTTTTCGCCGGAACTTAATTACAGATTATTTGTTGGATGGTAACATCTTTATTTATTTTGATGGTGTACATATGTACCATCTTCCAGCAAACAAAGTAACTATTCATGCAAGCGATACTACTTATATTGAAAAGTTTACATTTAATGAGCAAGTAAGCTATAAGCCAAGTGAAATTATTCACGTAAAGGACAACTCTTTCTATTCTATATATCGAGGCGTTTCACGCCTAAAGCCCGCACTCAGAACAATGATATTAATGAGAAGTATGCGGGACTTCCAAGATAACTTCTTCAAAAATGGGGCCGTTCCAGGTCTTGTACTCAAGTCACCGAATACCCTATCAGAGAAGATCAAAGAAAGAATGATCCAGTCTTGGTCAGCTCGTTATCGACCAGACGCAGGCGGTAGACGCCCTCTTATTTTAGATGGCGGTATTGAGATAGACTCTTTTGCAAATGTTAATTTTAAAGAGTTGGATTTCCAGAGTGCAATTGCAGAAAACGAAAAGATTATATTAAAAGCACTTGGCGTACCTCCAATTCTTTTAGACTCAGGGAATAATGCAAACATTCGACCAAACATGAGAATGTATTACCTTGAGACAATTCTTCCCATTGTAAGAAAAATTAACTTTGCAATGGAAAGACACTTTGGATTTAAGTGCCAGGAAGACATTACAAATATTCCAGCACTGCAGCCAGAATTACGAGATCAGTCGCAATACTATTCTGCACTGGTCAATACTGGGATTATTTCTCCCAACGAAGCACGAGATGCTCTTGGATTCGACCCAGTAGAAGGATATGACGATCTGCGAGTACCTGCAAATATTGCAGGAAGTGCCGCAAACCCAGACGAAGGTGGACGACCGCCCGAAGGAGATGAAAGTGAGGATTAGAGGACGTAAACAAGCATTAGACGCTCTTGTAATGTATATGATGGAAAAAGGCAAAATACTTACTCGACACGAGTATAGTAAAGAATCTGATGTGCCTCTCCGAATCGGACAAGTTGATAACTTTTTTGGCAATTGGTCTCGATTTGTTACTATTATGGAAAACGACTATCCTGAAGCGTGGGCAGAAATTCACGCTCCAGAACCCGAGCCAGCTCCCGAGCCAGCTCCCAAACCTGCTCCAAAGAAAAAAGCTGATCCGCTTGAATCTTTGAGCAAGGCTGCAAAAGCAGAGAAGAGTGAAGACTAATGGAAAAGATTTTTAATCTTACCTCTACCTTCAAGGCTTTGGATGAAGACGACTCTGGCGTTAATATCACTGGTTACGCAAGTACTAAGGATTTTGATCGCGCTGGAGATACGATTATGCCAGAAGCGTGGACAAAGGGTGGACTGAACAACTTTGAAAAGAACCCCATTATTCTTTTCAATCATAACTATGACAAGCCTATCGGACGTGCAACAGGACTTAAAGTCACTGAGAACGGTCTCGAAATGAAGGCTAAAATTTCTAAATCGGCACCTGAAAATGTGGCGACGTTAGTTAAAGAAGGTATCCTTGGAGCTTTTTCTGTTGGTTTCCGAATCAAGGATGCTGATTACCTAGAGGAAACTGACGGATTAAAGATTAAGGACGCTGAATTGTTTGAAGTATCGGTAGTATCGGTACCTTGCAATCAAGCAGCTACTTTCTCTCTGGCGAAATCTTTTGACTCAGAAGCTGAGTACGAGGATTTCAAAAATACTTTCAAAAATAGTGTAGATCTAGCCGGTCAGTCTCTGGCTAAGGATGAAGATTCATTTGAAGCTAGTGATACACCGGATGGAACTGAAAAGTCAGTTCAAAAGGAGATGAAAATGTCGGAAGTACAAACTCCCGAAATCGACCTGGACGCTTTTGCTAAGAAGGTGGCAGAAGAGACTGCTGCTAAGATTGCAATTAGACAGGCCGAAGAAAAAGCAGCCGCTGAAGCTGCACAAAAAGAAGCCGAAGAAGCTGAGGCTGCTAAGGCTCTCGAAGCCGAAACTGTTAAGACAGCTATCAAGACTGGTATCGAAACTGGTACTGAAAAGCTTCTTTCTGACGTACAAGAAGATCTGAATAAGCGTAATGCTGATATGGAAGAGACTCTTGCTAAGTATAAGAAAGATCTTGAAGAGAAATCTGACGAGATTGCTAAGATGCGTGATTCTAAGCGTGTATTTGCTGATCGCGCAGAGAAGTCTGACATCACTAAGTGGGGCAACGACTTCTTGTCTGCTCATATGCTTGGCGTAATGACTCGTAAGGGTTGGGACACTGATTTTGCACGTGATATTCAAGAGAAAGCTGGTATCAACTATGCTGCTAACGCTGCTGATATTGATCAAGAAGTTTCTTCACAGATCGAGAAGGAAATCATGCGTGAGCTTAAGGTTGCACGTTTATTCCGTGAGATCCCAGTAAATGGCGGTGCAACTGTATTGCCAATCCAGACAGATACCGGTAAGGCTGCATTTGCAACTGCCGCAACTTCTGGTAACTTGGAAAACCGTCCACAAGTTACTGCTAACCAGTACAACGCGAAGCAGGTAACACTGAACGCATATCGTTTGGTTTCTAGTACCTTTATGGACAACGACGTAGACGAGCAGGTACTCATCAACTTGATGCCAATGCTTGTTGAGTCAGTTGCACGTGCACACGGTCGTGCAGTAGAAGATGCAATTGTCAACGGTTCAGGTTCAATTACTGGTCTTGACGGATATGCAGCTGCATATGACCCCGGTACCTTCTCATTGGGTGCAGGCACTCGTTTGACAGCAGCAATGTTGTTGGGTGCTCGTGAAGCAATGGGCAAG